TTTCAGAATTCGTCTCCCTGAAAACCCAACCCCCCCCCGATGCTTACTCTTGGCAACACCACCGCCTTCGGGCAAGCACCACTCGCAGGTGACGATACTCGCTTTATGATGTTGGCAGCGTGCAACTTGATTGTTGCGCTCGGCTACGTTGTTACGAGGGCGTTCCGCCACCTCAAGCTCCACGCAGTAATAATGCGCGCTGTTGCATATGTGTCACGTCGACTCAGCATGCGCAACGCGTACGAACCTGTAGGTGAACACGACGACGATGAATTCGACTCTAACGAGGTATTTGGAATCGACGTGGTAACCGAAACCCGCCCTGACCGCTCGCACCAGCACGATGCGCAGAACAGGTTCTTCATGGCCAAACCGTCCCTAATCAGGCGGATCCTTGAAGCACCGAGTTGGCGTTTCTCACTCAGGCAATACTGGGCCCGCTTCATCTACAAGCGCACCCACGTAAACAAACTCTCTAAGCGCATGCGTCAGAGAGCCAGGAAACTGGCTTTCGACGACCACGCCGACGTGAGCACCCCGATAAACCCCGGACATCCGCACGCCATCGCTGCGTATTACCGGGCACAATCCAGCAAGATTATCGCGCAGTTCGCTGCCGAGAACTCTCAGGTTGTGGCAGCTTACCAGTCTTCCGAGCGTGAACACCGCAACGGCGCGAAAGCGTCTCGTGATGTTTACGTCAAGGTCTCAGACTTCGAGCAAGCACCCGCCCCACTCCAGTGGGACGCTCCCATCGTACAATTCGTTGATGTCATCGACTACGTGACCGGCCCCGAACTCGCCCTCTTTCGCGGTAAGACACTCGCAGCATACACCAACCAACAACGCACCCTCTGTGAACGCACGGAGGAGACCGTTAGCTACTGGGAAAATTCGACCACTCTCGTTGAGCAGGTCAGAGGCGGAGCCATTTACCGCCAACAGCCCTGGGATTTCAGCCCCGACACGTTCATCATCTCAGGCGCCACCGGGTTCACGATTTACAACATCGAACGAGTCCACCAACCGCACAGCACGCGGCAACTTGTCTTCGCCATCCCTGCGCAGAAGTCAACATGCCGTACTGGCTCTACAAATTCGGCAACAGCGTTTGCCGCCTACCAGCCGAACTCTTGACACTCCAGAAAATGACTGTCCAGGAGGTTAACGGCTTGCTCACGTCGAGCGTTGGTGGGCGCAGACAGATGGCGCCGATGATGTGCCCGCAAGAAGCAGTCTCCATCTCCAACAGCGTTATGGCCGCCGCGGTCTTGAGCTCTGAAACCACTCTCGGTGGGGTCAGACGTTCTTGCCGTGAAGCAGGCGAACCGTATGATGAGCTGACGATCGCATCCACCAGCAAACTGGTCCAAGCGAAGGGAGGCAACGTCGCCGACGACAGCCCCAACTTCATGTTCTCGTTTGCTGGCAGAGACGGCGCACCCAAGGCCAAACTCGCCATCCCGGCAAACGGGCTTGAAGGCGCAGCATGCGTCAAGTCCACGGGCGAGGTCGCTGTCGCGGTGAAGACACTCATCGTCTTACCCGAAAACAAGCATATGTTCACCAAGCAACAGAAAGCTTACGCCGCTGAGTTCATCGCGGCAGTCAAGGCCAAGTGCGAAACGTTGCACCCCGCCACCGAGGAGGAGATCATCGACGATCTCAAGCGCGCGAACCAGGTTGCGAAGTACCTGCGCGCGTTCCACTACCCGGGTGACCCAAAGAACACGATTGACGCGATGCAGAAGATCGAGAACTCAAGCGCTCAGAAACCGAGCCGCGTCATCTGCCCAGGTGACGTCAAGTTCAACATCTGGCTCGCGACTTACGTCAAGGTCGCCTCGAAACACCTCGCATCTACGTTCGACTCGTACGTCGTCGGTTGTGAACCATCGGAAGTCACGCGAAGGCTGACGACCGCGATGGGCCGGCTGAAGACGATGCACGAGACGGACTACACCACGATGGACGCGACGCTGAACGCCGAGTTCCGCCGCCTCATCGAAATCCCTCTCCTCATTGCCCTGTTCCACGATGACTGCACCAAGGACATCGCCTCACTGGGCAACAAACTCAAGACCATCAAACTTGGTTACGAGGGAGAGGGCGGCAAGCGCATCTGGGTCGACATGAACGGCCGGAACTGCTCTGGTCTCTCGGACACGACGTTCTACAACACGATCGTCAACATGTTCGTCGACTACTGCCAGAACCGGATGAACGACCACCCCCCCGGTCGTGCGTTCGAATTGATCGGCCCGAAGTCAGGCGACGACGGGTTGGCAACGGCCAACATCACCCAGGCTTCGCGCTCTTTCGGCCTTACCGTCAAGGTCAACGCGGTTTCCACCCTCAAGGACCCCGCACCGCTCGGCTTCTGTGGCCGGGTCTACGTCGATCTCAACCGCACCGAGACATCGATTCACGACCCGGTTCGCGCCATGACGCGCTTGCCCACTTGCGTTCCGCAGGGCAAGTCAGTTCGCCAAGCACACCAGAACAGGGTTCTGGGCTACCTCAAGGAAGCCCCGGGCACGGTTGTCCACGAGTACGCTGCTGCCGTCAAGCGCTGCTGCAAGTACACCGACGAGCTTGTGTGCGTCAACGCCGACGACGAGTACCTCAAGCGCTCACCCTACCCTTTCGACAACATGTACCTCCAGGACGCCCTCAGCGCCACCGCTGAGAAACTCGACATCACCTTGATCGAGCTCCGGGATTACATCACCGCCCTCAAGCGGGCGACAACCGTGGACGACCTCGAACGACTGAAGAAGTTCGTCGCCGACGGTCCCAAGTCCCACTACCGCTGGTGAACACTCACCGGCCCCTAGCACCGTCTCAAGAAAAACCGGTAGACCCAGCTGACCGTGTCGTTGCGCCTTAGTGCAACGGTGCCTAAGGCTGGGCCTGGCTAGCGCATGGGCGTGCGTGATGCTAGAGGGCAAGACGTCAAAACCAAGATTGATCCTCGTCTCATCAACACTACCACCATGGTTAACAACAGCAAGAAACCAAAGGTGAAGGCAAACTCCAAAACTGCAAATCCCAGAATCGCGAAGGACAAGTCGAAACGAAAGTCAGGCAAGTCCAACGCGTCACCCCGCCTCATGGCCCTGGTGCGCACGTTGCACGACCCTTGCGGGCCGGCACCCGCGCCCGGGTTCTATGGCAGCGCGGATGGTTACATGGTGCGTCACAAACGCGTCTACACCGCAACGGGAGGTTCCGCGTGCAAACACGGTTATTTCCTGTTCGACCCAACTTTCACAAGTCAAGGCTATCTGAGCGGCAACGCCCGCAGATCGTCCTTCTTTAGTTGGGGTACCACAGACCCAGACTTCAGACCACCCAACACCATCGCAAATCCGTTCGGCAACGACGACGACCCACTCGCGCCGATGGTCAACCCGATCTGCGTCGAATCGCCGCATGACGTCTTCCTCTACCAGAATGCCAACAAGTACCGAATCGTCAGTGCTTGCATGAAGGTGGAGTACGTCGGCGCGACAGTGAACGCAGGCGGGCTGATCGCCACGCTCAACAATCTCGACCCTGATGTGCTCTTCGCCCCGACCGACTCGGACGCTGACTCACAGGGCGTCTCCATCAACGAACTGATCGCACGCTCGACCAGTACGTCGCGATTCGACACCGACGCTTTCGAATTGCAATGGAGGCCCAACTCTACTTCCCCGCTCCACCGCGAACCTTACCACTCACTCATCGATGTGGGTCAGCGAGGTTTGCAGCGCTCTACGCCTTACGGCTACGTGCGCACGGTGAACGGAGGAGTGGTCACCAATCAACAGATTACGAGCACTGCCGGCCGCCCCGCCTTAATGGGGGTGGCATGGTCCAGTCTACCGAACAACAACAACGATATCCGTATCGAAATCACTATCAACACAGAGTACGTGCCCAAGCCAAACTCCGGCATGCCCGCACCTCAGCGCAAGATGGAAGACACATCATCCACGTGGCAGGACGCCGTCGCGTGGCTCGACCGCAACCGTCCGAGCTGGGACTCAGTGAAGAAAGCAACGCGCGCAGGGATTGAGATGAACCGCCTCTTCGGCGGCACAGGATTGACCAGCAACATGCGGCGGCTAGAACTCTAACGAGAAACCTTGCCCCCATGTTGACTGACTTGCCCACCC